ATGGTAACGCTGACTGATGAACAAAATGCATTTCTGAATGCCGAAGGGAAAGTAGTTTTATGTGCCTGCCCAGGAAGCGGTAAAACTTTTATCGTTGGTAAAAAGCTCTCAAAATATCTTGAAACGTGGCCATATGTTTATCGAGGTATAGCGGTTTTGTCTTTTACAAATGTGGCAAGTGAAGAAATACTCCGCCAAACAAAGGAATTGGCCGAGACTAAATTTCAAAACATCGGCTTTCCTCATTTTATTGGGACGCTTGATAGTTTTATAAATACATTTATTTTTCTGCGCTTTGGATATTTAATGCAACCGACAGAAAGAAGACGTCCAAGGATTATTTACGATAATCTCGGCCAACTTCAATATCCAAAAAGGGAATGTCACCAAAATGGTTGTGTTAATAATCCTGGTTGGTTTCATTGGTCTGATAACAAACTTCTAAAAAATGATCAGCCGATTTCATGTGGTGTGGCTTCTCCAAAACCTTGTGTATCATTAAAAAAAGCAATGTTGAAAAAAGGTTTTGCGACACAGCGTGAAGTACCGGCATTATCATTATTACTATTGAAGAAATATCCTGTAATCGCAAATGAAATAGCCAACAGATTTCCTGTAATAATGGTCGATGAAGCGCAGGACACTTCTTGTGAACAAATGGAAATAATTGAGTTGCTTGCAGAAAATGGTGCGTCTACTGTAGTGATTGTTGGAGATCCCGACCAGGCTATATACGAATGGAGAAATGCGACTCCTGAATATTTCAAAGAAAAATTAAGTAATACCCACTGGAACGCATTATATCTTACAGCAAATTTTCGCAGCTCTCAGCATATTTGCAATGCGACCTCAAAGTTCTCAGCCATCTTATCAGGGAAACAACCTGCAGAAGCAAAAGGTGAGCATTTTGATTTTGGTTCTAAACCAGTATTGCTTCAAGTGACATCTAAAAAAACAAAAGGGGAAGTAATTAACTGGTTTTTACAGCTTTGTAATATCAACGGCATTAATCCAGATGATGATTCCGTCGCCATATTAACACGAGGGAGAATTCATTCAAATACCGATATTCCCGACCTATGGCAGACGACAGAAACACGCTTACTGGCTTTAGCAACCTACCTATGGCACTGTGCATCGAGAAAAGAAGCCTATGCTCAGTGTGAGAAGGCTTTATTTTACATAATGATAGGCGATGCTAACGGTTTGTCGTCTGATGACGTGAGGCAAGCAATAGAAAACACCATGGAATATTCAACGTGGAAGCAAAAAGTGATTTCATTGCTTTCATCGCTTCCAAACGCCAATTCAGCGCTGAAGGACTGGAAACACTCGCTTATTTCAAAAATGGATGAATTAAAACAGCAAGGGATTATTTCTATTTCTGATTCACGGAATACTACAGACATAATAAAGCTTAAAACTCGTGTTAAGGTCGGTAAATCATTTAGTACAGGATTTCTGGACAGACCTCTAAATGAATACTTCGAAAAAAGAACGACAATAGGTACCACGATCTCCTCCGTTCACGGGGTAAAGGGAGAATCGTTTGATGCCACTCTCCTAATGGTTGAAAGCAGTACAGGAAAAACAATTACGCCTTCACTTCTATATTCAGGTCAACTTGATGATGAATTAATGAGAATAGCTTATGTTGCAATGACAAGACCGAGAAAGCTGTTGGTAGTATCAATTCCGAAGCAAGAATCAAAAAAATGTCTTACAAGATTTCCACCTGAGCTGTGGGATTATAAAGAGATATGATAATTTTTGCACTTCACAAAACCTCAAAAGTGATTCCCAGTTCGTTTATAGAGCAAGCAAGGCACTCTGCGTTCAAAAGTCGTAGAGTGCCTTGCTTGTTTTTGTCCTTATTCATTAACATCCACAGTCATGCCGGACTTGAATTCCACGGTGAATTTGTCCTCGTAGATTGTGACCTTTTCAATCAGCCGCCGGACAAGCTGCTCGTCATATTCGGTCAGGACGGTTGGCTGTTCCCGCAGGAAAGTGCCCATGTCTGCAATCCGTTTTTTCACTTCATCTCGACCTGCGCTTTCCAGTTGAAGCTTCTGCTTTTCCTCGCGAAGACGGTAAATTTCATCGCCAACTTTCTCATAGTCGGCCTTGGAGCTTGCCAGCTTTAAAAGCTCTGCTTGCAGCTGTGACAGCCGCTTGTCGATGCTTTCCAGCGTCTGGTCATTATTGCAACATAGGACAGTTTCGATGTTATTCTGCAGGGTGACAAGGAAGGAATCCTTGTCGCAGAGTGTCTTATTGATAGCTGTGACCAGTACCTGTTCAATTGTGGTTTCCAGCACCGTTCGGGCGTCGCAGTAAAGTCCGGTATTTTCTAACCTGCTGATACAGCGCCAAACAACCGACTTTTTACCTCGGTTGTTCCAATGAATCCTGCGGTAAAACTCTCCGCAGCCTCCGCAAATAATCATGTTCGAGAAACAGTGAATACTGCTGAATGTTCTGTTCTTTCCGTTAGGGCTGGTATGGACGATGCGGCGTCGAATAAGTTCTTCCTGCACCTGCATGAAAATTTCACGCGGGATGATGGCTTCATGGCTGTTTTCTACATAATACTGCGGAACGATGCCATGATTCTTTACCCGTGTTTTCGTGAGGAAGTCCGTTGTATATGTTTTCTGCAAGAGGGCATCGCCGATATATTTTTCATTTCGCAAAATCTGGTTAATGTTGCTGGTGTGCCACTTTTCCCTGCCAGCGCCATTTAGGATGCCGTCTGCTTCAAGGCCACGGGCAATTTTCAGCATGCTGGCTCCTTCAAGGTATTCCCGGTAGATGCGCTTTACGATTTCCGCTTCCTCTGGAACAATGACCAGTCGCTTGTTCTCATCCTTGGTATACCCGAGGAACCATTTACAGTTGACCTGTATTTCACCCTGCTGGTAGCGGTATTGCAGTCCCATCTTTACGTTCTGGCTTAAAGATTGGCTTTCCTGCTGGGCGAGGGAGGCCATAATCGTAAGCATGACTTCGCCCTTGGAATCCATGGAATTGATGTTCTCCTTTTCGAAGTACACAGAAATATTCTTTTCCTTCAGTTGGCGGATATACTTCAAGCAGTCCAGCGTGTTTCGCGCAAATCGGCTGATAGACTTGGTAATGACCATATCAATGTTGCCTGCCATGCACTCGTTAATCATGCGGTTGAATTCTTCCCGCTTTTTAGTGTTGGTTCCGGAGATGCCATCATCCGCATAGATGCCTGCCAACTCCCAGTCCGGATGACCATTGATGTAGGCTGTGTAATGTTCAATCTGTGCTTCATAGCTGGTGGCCTGCTCATCGCTGTCCGTGGAAACTCGACAGTAGGCAGCCACCCGGAGTTTAGCTTTTTCCTCATCTTCTTTTTTGCCTCTGGCATGCTTCCTGGCTGGGAGCACGGTGACGTTTTTACTTACATTCACAATTTACACCTCGCTTTCTATCAGGCTGTAGGCGTATTCCGCCTGCTGGAAGGGGTCGTCTAACCGTTCAGTGCCTTCTTTGATGCGGAAGGCGGTGGGATATATGACTTCATCATTAGGTTTTGGTCCATAGACCCGACCGAGTTTTTCGGCTCGCCTGATGCGTTCCGTTTCGGCAGTTTCAAACGTGTCCAAATCAATAATTGGCGGGTAGTACTCATCACCGATGTAATGTTTATTCCGGAGTATGTTTCCGATAGCCGCATGGGATGTTAAAATTCCTGCCTTTTGTGCAGCAGTCACTAAGGAATCACCGGATACATAAGCCTGAAATAGCGCCTTTATCTGCTCAGCAGCAAGCTCATCTATCAAGGCTTTGCCGTTTTCTATCCGATAACCATATGGTGTGTGGCCCATTTATCTCACCAGCCTTTCTTTCAATGTAATGCCGCATTTTAATTCAAATCCAATCTCTGTCCGGGAATATACAATAATCTGTTTGACGAAATTCCCGAAAACATCTCCGTCAAAGTGTTTTAGCATGGTTGCTTTGGTGGCATATTGCAGTAAGGTACTGACCTCGCTCAAATGCTGGTTCCCGCTTTGTAGTAGGCGGTAGATGGACTCTTTCTGACGCTGTAATCGATCGGCTTCCTGAAGTAAATCATTGCTGCTTTTCTTGTAAACAACGCGGTCGAGATATCCTTTGGTCATCAGACTGACTAGCACATTTTGCTGTTCTGCGTTTTCCTCAAGTTTGTTATCAATCTCTTGAATGCTAACGAGGCTATCGTCAGTATTCACACCGCGCAGGCCTATCAGTAGAGGCTTCAGCACTGTTTGATGACTGAAGATTAGCTTGTTTATCATAGTAATGAAGGCGTATTCAAAATCTGAATCCAGGATGTATTTCATAGAGCATTTTCCGATGTTTTGAATATGGGTGGTGCAACACCATGCAATGTATTTGCGTCCGCTGGAATGGGTTCGGCGCTTAAATGTGCCACCACACTGACTGCAGATGATTTTCCCGGAGAAGGGGTATCGGCTTAAGTATTTCTCATTGTACCTTTCCACGCCCTTTTCTTTACCACGCTGCTCAATGACCTTCTGGGCGGCTTCAAAATCATCACGACTGATAATCGGTTCATGGTGATCCCGAATTAGATACTGCTCTTTTTCGCTATTGTTCTTATGTCTGTTGAACAGACTGTCGCTATAGGTCTTCTGAAAGATAGCATCGCCGATGTATTTTTCGTTACAAGCCATACCTCGGATAGTAGTGCCTGTCCATCGGCCGCCTTTCTTGGATGGAATACTGCGGCGGTTCAGCTCATCCGCAATCTTGTAAAGGCTTTTTCCGGACAGAATTTCAGAAAAAATGAATCGGACGATTTCAGCCTGCTGTTCATTTACAACCAGCTCACCACTTACGGCATCGTAGCCATAGGGCGAACACGCTATTTTGTAAGTGCCGTTTTGGAACCGGCGCTTTACCGACCACTTGCTGTTTTCCGCGATGGAGACTGATTCGCTTTCAGCCAGTCCAGATAGGATTGACAGCATGAGCTCACTTTCCATTGAGCCGGTGTTGATGTTCTCTTTCTCGAAATAAATAAAGATGCCGAGGTTAATCAGCTTCCTGACCAGTTCTAGGCAGTCCGTAGTGTTTCTAGCAAACCGGCTGATGGACTTTGTTACGATAAAGTCAATTTTCTTATTTTCACAGTCAGCAATCATTCGAAGCAGTTCAGTCCGCTTTTCCTTTTTGGTGCCTGTGATGCCTTCGTCATAATAAAGTCCGGCGAACTCCCAATCAGGATTTGTTTTAATGTAGGATTCGTAGTATTTTACCTGCGTTTCAAGGCTGACCAGCTGTTCATCGCTGTCGGTAGAGACACGGCAGTAGGCGGCAACACGCAGCTTGGGCCGTTCGGTAAAATCAGCTGTATTTTGGGCGATTTTCGTTACCTTTTTCAAGTTCTCACCTCCTTGTCAGTGTTACATATTAACTCTGAACCGAACTAATATCAACGATTTTAGGGCATGATCGGTGCTAAAGCCGGAGAAAAAGATTCGCGATTTAGTGTAGTTATCTTGTTGAATTCTGACAGGGAAATTAATCCTTTATCAAGCAAGGATTCAAGGATTCTCTGTGCCATTACATAATCGACTTCACGCTGCAGTTGATTCTGTGTAACAGGTTTTTTCTTATAACCGGTTTCCGATTTTTCGTCTGTAAAATTTGTCATCTTCATTTCCTCCAATCGGAGGGCGTTTAACCCTTCCACCATCCACAGGACAGAAAAGTCAGGTTTGAGTACCGGACAAATCCGTTTTTGTAGGTATCTGATCAAGGTGGAAAAAGAAAAGCTCACCTCTACCGTCTACAGACAGAAGAGGGGAGCTTGCGTACCAGATAGGCAGTTTATTCAGTTTTGATAAAAGCGTCTTTGAATCCAGCCGCCTTAACCTTGGTGAGCATAGCTTCGGCGTTGGACTTGACCGAATACGCCCCGACCTGCACCTTGTAGAGCTTCTGCGGCGGCGTGGGAGCGTTCTCGGCGTTGAGTAGCTTCTTGACATCAGCCCGGAATGTATCCATGCTCTCTCCATGTTTAGGGAACCAGTGCAACGGGTCTGCATGATTGCTGGCAATTCCTTGCCTATGCCCTTCGGCATGACCAATAATATCTCTTTCAGTGAGCCCGTACTCTTTACAGAGCAGCACACAGAGCTCAACTGCGTTCTGCCAGGCTTTTCTGAAGTAGGCTTCATGCTTTGCGGCGTCATAACCGACCATAGTGGAGCCAGAATAAGAAAACCCACCCGGCTCGCAGATCTCGAAACCGATGTGGGTATTGTTGGCGTCTCCCCCTGCATGCCAGCCTCGGTGGTCCCAGGGCAGGTATTGCCAGACTTCTTTATCATCCAAGAAGGCATGGACACACACTTGCCTGTTTATTTCACCGGCTTTGTAGGATTTGTTCCAACGACGGAACCAGTCAGCAGCCATGATACCAGGCGTCGCGGTGGAATGGACCATGATACCTTTGGGGGTAATCTTACGCCCGGCAGTATAGCAGTCATTCCGGGTCATGTATTTGGTTATCAGCTTCACTTTACTCATCCCCCTTACCGCTCAGTTGAGCCAGCACAGCTTGCAGCCTTTCAGGGATGGGAAGGCCGATCACACTTGCGTTTTCCAGTATGCTGATGCCTTCATTGGAGAGATAGAAAAAGATGACTGCAGTGCGAATGGCACTCCCATCTCCGAGGATATGGGTGTCGATGGTGTGGGCCACAGCCACAAGGGTAAAAATCATTACTTTCTTGAAAATCCCCCGAAAACCTATGTCGCTTGAGAGTTTCCTCTCCAAAATGGCGACCATAATTCCCGTTACATAATCGGCAACCACAAAGGCCACAAGGGCATATAGGAATCCGTCCCATCCACCTAAAAAGTAACCTACATAAGCACCTATGACACTAAAGGTTAACTGAGTCGCTGTCCAGATAGATTTCATTCTTCATTCCTCACTTTCAATTATGGGCATAAAAAAACACCCCTGAAATTTTAAAGGTGTCGTAAGCGATATTTCGTTTAAAACTGTGGGAGCGCCACTTTGAAGGTATACGTAACTTTCATTGTATTGGAGTTTGTTTTTGTCACCGGAGAAGCCAGCAGTGTTTGCGCTCCGGGATACCAGGTAGGCTGGAAATGGAGGTGGGAATAGTTGTTGTAGTACATATACCTTCCATAGTAGATATTTCTCTTATGGTCATATAGTAAGCTTCTGTTGCTTAAATAGCTATTCGTAGCCTGCTCATTCGCAGTAACTGCAAATTTGAGTGTGACCCCATTTTCATCTATAAGGGCAATTTTTCTTAGATTTGCTTCGTGGAAAATCAAACATTTTGCATCGCCAACGATATGCATGGCTGACGGCGCTGTTATACCTTCCTGCCCATATAGATTGAACACACTTTCTACAACACCCTGATAACTGTATCGCCGAAACGACCAATCATCAGTTGCCTCCTGCGTATAGGTAAAAAACTTCCCCTTACAGGTAGTAAAGTTATATCTGGAGGCTGCACTGGATGCGGCCGGTGGTGCATCAAATTCAAGGAGAACGCTGAAGTTTCCATCACACTTGTAATACTTTCGGTTGGTATCGCCATAGATCCAAAAGAACTCCCCATCCCACCAGATCCCCTGAATCTTTGTGTCAATATAGCTTAAGTCCAAAGTGTCCGATGAATGGCTGCTAAAGTTGGTGGGGTGGTTCATCCCGTCATAGGTGGGCGTTTTTACAATAATGACGCCGGTATTTTGAGGCACATACACACCATATCTTGGACCCATGCACGTTCTATACGTAGGCGTATTCGTTCCGGGAATCGAGGTCGACCCTAAGTTAATAAAGTCTATCTGGGGTTCATAACCATTGACGCCAGCCCACCAAATCGAATTGAAAGTACCGTTGCCAGAATGGGTTGGCCAGTCAAACACTAACTTATATTCTCCATAATCCCTGCTGGATTCCGCGACATTAATCGAACCTCGTTTTACATCAGCTCCAATGTACCCATCCATTTTCGCGGCCCAGCCGATGGTATCTCCTTTGACATAAAAAGCATCCGGGTCTTCCGGGCCTGTGTAGTTGGTCAGCACGATGTTTTGGAACATCGACCGCCTGGGTGTTCCATGCTGGTTCCAGCCAAACAGGCTATCAAAGCCTGATATAAAGCTGTCTTTGGCTAACACGTTGTTAATGATGTTTTCCGTTTCAGCCTCGAGCACTTTTTTCCCCGTACGTTCACTAAAGAGCTCCACCAGGGCTTTCCCCTTAACTGCGAAGTCAGGCTTGCTTTTTGGAAGTGTTATAAGCTCTCCCGTCTCACAATTCTTTACAAAGTTGCTCATACAGTGCCACCTCCTAGGGTGATGCTAAAAACCCCATCGGCGTGCCACTCTATCGCCATGTTCTGATTGAGTGGGCTGACCGGCAGGTCCAGCTCAATATACCCGAGCAATGCATCGCTTGAATGGCTGTCATCGTAAATTACTGCATACTTGACATTCGAAAGCGTGACATTGACCCAAACACTGTCTGCCGCATCTAAGGTCAGAACCCCTGTGGCGTTATCAATGGTGGCCGTCTTTGTGCCAAGAACAACCCCTCCTGCGGTATAGCCTGTCCCTGTTGCCTCCCCAATGATGTTGCTTTTATATTGATGGGTTGCTTTATCGGGAATATAACTATCGGTTACAAGCATTACTCTTATGGTATCGTTCATCCATGAGATTTCCTTGTTGAAGATTTTAAGAATCGCGTTATGGTACCAATTTGCTGTTGCCTGCACCTAGATCACCCCCACATTTACGTAATTCATTTTTGCTGCAGCTCTGAAGCTGCCCGGTGCTACAGCGGTCTTTTCATCTATTCTAAAGACCGGCGGCCTAATTCTTGCAGCTGCTAGTAATACTTGCGGCTGCATACTGACTTTGATCTCTACTACAATAAAAGGCACACAAGCCCTGCCATGGAAGGAAAGGGCAAGAGGATATCTAAACCAGAGGCAATTATCAACACCGGTGGTATCTGTTTCGTACCCCACCAAGACATCACTTGTGATATTTACATACGGCACCTGTTTGACATGGCCCTGGTTTACCGTTGGTGGGAATAGTATGCTGTCGATAATGTGAACATTTCCGCTCCCATCCACATAGGCAACCGGTTCCACCCAGTTTGCTTCCGGAGGAGCCGTACCAATCCCGGCCATTCCAACGGCACGAATATACCCATCATGTTCACCTGCAGCAATCGTTAACGTTCCGCTAGCCATACTAAGAATCAGGCGCACGGAATGGCTTCCGGCTTTCACCGAACTGATAATGGTACTGACGGAAAGGGTGTTATTCCCGATGGACAGCACATGACGATACGTTCTGACTGTTTCTCCATTAAACTGCAGTTTAATTTGCAGCTGGGATGCCGTTGTGGCATTTCCCGTTATCGTGAAGGCAAGATACAGGTGGGTGGTGGTGGATACCGTCGGGGAAAGATTAAGGGTTGTTTTTTCATTCGAATCGATCACCAACGTATCGCAGGAATAAATCAGTGCTCCTTCTTCGGTGCTGCCGGTTCCATATTTGGAACTGTTAACAAGCTTTTGAAAATAGTCCTGCCAGGTTTCCTTTCTTTTCGTGGTCTTTTCAAAATTCTTTTTTACAGCATAAACGGAGAACTGCAGGTGGCCGCCTCCGGCATCGGTGATATCAACCTGCTCAATAAGGTAACTCCCGGATGCCCCATAGGATGGAAGCTCTACATAGAGTCTCTGTCCCGCATCAAAGCCAAGGGTATTTGTAGAGAAACTCAATGTTGCCGGAATATGAGATCCATAGCGAAATAAAAGCTCGTCTGCCAGCCTTTCCGCATCTAATCTTTCCTGGACATTGATGTTTTCCTCTACCTCGCCATAAACACCCGTACCCCCTTCTACCGCTGACCTAGCTGCAATCTCACTGTCATTTTGCATAACGATGATTCGGTCCCCGGCTCTTACAAATTGCTTATTTCGGTAGCCCTCCAACGTATCGGTTACTTCTACGTCAAAGAAACCTAAAAACGGGCCGCCTTCTTCAAGCAGCTGAAAAGGGGCATCCGGAATGGTGTCGCTTTTAAGAAAGAACAACCTTTTATCATCGGCTATATACCATTTAAAGCCGCAGCTTTCTGCCAAATCATCAAGGACATCCCGTACTGATTTAAGTTCTGCATCATAGCCAAACAGGGCAATTCCATCCTCGATTATACCCTCGGTGATGCCTTCAGCTTGCAGCACATTCTCTAGCATGTATCGTACCGCATGACCGGCTGAAACATTGTCCGGGCGATACTGGATCGTTCTTCTTTTGGGGATATGGTTGTAGCCTTGACAGGCGACCTGAATGGAAGAGTAGATAATCCCGTTTTTGTTAAGCCGTTGAATCCGCCTTTCCTTAATGACGCCGCCAAAAACGATTTCTCCGTCAAGCCTGGCGATTACCTCGGCTCCAATCGCGGGATTGTAAGAAGCGTAAGGGGAAATGAGGGTAAAGCCGCACTCGTTTCTGCCCTCGGCCGCACGTTTGATTCTCAGAGAATGTGCTTTTAACAACCCTGTTTTATCGGCTCCTGCCACACTTAGTGCAAACACCCCACGCCCCCCTTTACCCGATACCTAATAGCTTCAACTTCCTCACAAGCTTTGCTGCAATTTCGTCGATGTCGTCATCATCCCTGATGTAGTTGCCGGTGATGGTGATATTGACGGATCTTCCCATGCTTTCTCCCGAAACAGCAAGAGCGGTTGTAGCATGAATATCCGGATTCATAGCGGCAGAGAGGGAGGCATTAAGCTCAGGTATCCCGGCATCAAGACCCTTTTTTAACATAGTAATCAGATTCGGTATCCATAGATCTGCTTTTGCGCCGGGTCCTTCTTCAGTGGGAGAAGAAAACCCAAGAAACCGTTTAATCCCATCCGCCACGCTTGCCACAGCATCCTTGACCCATTTCACGCCGGAGAGAATGCCATCGGCAATCCCCTTTACCAGATTCTTACCCCACTGCACTCCATTTGCGATAAAATTGCTCATCCAGGTCTTTACACCATTGAAAGCACTTTGTATGCTTGCGACAACCTTTGAGACCGTATTTTTGATCCCGGTATAAAGGCCTGTAAACCATTGCTTGATGGTAGACAGCAGGTTATTGACAAACGAGCGAAACTTCTCACTGTTTTCATAGAGATATTTAAAAGCACCGGCAAAGGGATTCACCATAAAGAGGAGAACGCTTTGCCAGTTGTTCTTAAAGAAGTTGACCACAGTGGCAAACAGATTCAGGATAAAATCTATCGCCGCCTTTACTCCACTCATGATGCCGTCCCAAATCGCAATCACAGCATTTCTAAACCCTTCATTGGTATTCCACAAATAGACGATTGCCGCCACCAGTGCAGCAAGAGCGACAAGAATGATACCGATGGGATTGGCTGACATGGCTGCATTGAGAAGCCACTGTGCCGCCGCCGCTGCCTTTTGTGCTACGGTCATGGCCGTGGTTTTAAGGGTTGCCAGGGTGTTGGCATCTGCCAACCATTGCACCATTTTCACTGCAGAGCCTATACCGCTGGTCAGGTTGCCTACCAGGGATAATACCGGGCCAATGGCTGCAGCAACACCAATGAGGGACAAGACAAGCATTTTCGAGCCACCGTTTAGATTGGCAAACCAATCAACAACGCCGGTTAGCTTCTCAATAAGCCCTTCTATGGCTGGCATGGCAGCGTTAATGGCCTGCATCAGAGAAGACCCCAAAGGCTCAAGTGCGACTGCCGCTTTATTCTTCATCACTGTGAGCTGGTCGGCAAAATCCATCGTTTCAAAGGCAGCTCCGTTGATGCTTTCACTGCTCGTCTTCAGGTTCGACACGAGTTCTGTTAGTTCAAACCTGCCTTCTCGGATGGCAGCCGCCATATCCGGGCCGATTCTTGAACCAAACATATCAAGGGCTATGGCGTTTGCTTCCCCGGTTGAGCCTGCTTCCTTGATTCGTTTTGTGACTTCTTCCAGGGCGGCTTTGGTGTCGGTGATGCCGACTTTTGCCATCTTGCCAAGAGCAATCCGAAGACCCCCCAGCACCAACTCGGTATTAACCCCTTCCTTTTCAAACTTGCCAAGCATAGCGGCAGACGTTTCAAAGTCAAAGCCCATCTGGCGAAGAGGCGCCCCAAACTGCACGAGCTTGGCATTTAGGTCATTAAAGCCGATACCCGTGCTTTGGGACACCTTAAACAAATAATCCATCGTGCCAGCCGTATCATCGGCAGCGATGCTCCAATCCCCAAAAAGGCGAGAGGAGTTTGAAATCATGCCCGATAGGTCCTCTCCGGTGATCCGGGATAGGTTCAGCATTTGCACTGACAATGCCTGAAGGGGTTTGCCTGCCAGGCCTGTCCGCGTGTTTAGGTCAGCAATGGCAGTGCTTATATCCGCCATCCCTGCCGGAACGGAGGAGTAAACCGCTTTAAAGTCACCCTTTAACTCCTCCAGGGCATCCCCCGTTGCCCCGGTGCCTATGCGAATTTTGTCGAAAGCGTTATCGAAATCCATGCCGAGCTTTAGTATTCCTGTGGTAGCGGCTGCGATGGGGAGGGTCAGGCCTTTGGTCAAGGTGCCGCCGACCGATGCAAAACTCTTGCCTGCTTTGCTTAGGCTCTTTGACGCATCGTCCAAGCCTTTTTGCAATGCTGAAATATCGGCTCCGATTTTTACCACAACATTACGAAGTACAGCCACACCATCACCTCCACACCGTAGGCACTTTTAACCCCTTGCTTTGCGCAATTTTCATCAGCTGCTCGGTTGACAGGCGGCTGTTTGTTTTTTTCTTCATCCCGCTGTCCTTAAGAATTTTTGTAAGGCTTAACAACCTTTTTTGCCTTGCGAAAGCTTCGATATGCCAGGCAAGGTATAGCAGCTCCTGCCGTCGTTCGGCTTTCTCTTCTGCATAGCCCTCAAGCATCACCGAAAGTTCATGGGGAGTCAGCCTCCAAAACATAGCCGGTTTAAGTTTCAGTTTCTTCACGGCGATGGAAAACAGCTCGTCAAAGCTTATTTCTTTACTGCTTCCACCGCCTGGGGGTTTCCCGGTTTCCCACCGAATGCCAAGGTCATGGCTTCACCCAACTTCTCGGCCACCGTCGTAATGCTGCTGTATTCATCAATAAGATCCGCGCATTTTTCCGGTGTCAAATCTTTATCCTCATGAAAAAGACCCGCATAGACAATCGTCCGCAGGTCTTTGATGGAGATATTATCAAGGTCCAGTTTCGCCAGGTTCTTGCCGGTCAGTTCCTCAATTTTAATGAGGGCATTCATACCGTATCGGAGCGTCCTTGGCTTATCCAGCTCTATGGTTACGCCATACTTCATCTTTTTAATCCTCCCTGTAATAGAGCTTGCCGCTGCCCTGAAACTCAATACTTTCATTCACCACATCATCGACGGACAGCTCTATGCTGTCTCCAGAAATGATCCCATAGCCCTCATACCGCTTTTTACTTATGCCGGTGTCCAGATAGAGTGCGAGGATAACCTCGTGGCCAAGCCTTGCAGATAACCTTTCATCCGCCCAGTAACTCTCTGCCGAAGCAGAAAAACCGTTGATGGTGGGAAGATTCTCTTTCCAGCCGCCACTTATAAAGGTGGTCACATCGGCGGTATCGGAAGACAATTCTGCACTCCAGCTAAAAAAACCGCCTGCCTGGTCAACGGCAATACTGCTGCCACTGACCGTCACCTGGTCTAGTGAGTCAAGGGGAGAAGAGAAGTGTACTACTCCGCCAAGGTGCTGGATTGTGTAGCCGCCACTGACGACAACATCGTTCACATAAACCGTAACGGCCGTGTTTTTATCGAGATACCTGCAGGCCGGATTATTGATAGAATACTCCATCCTTTGCGCGTTGGCGGTTGTTGCTTCTTTGATAAAGGCTGCAGGCACTCCTTCTGTCTGCAGAAACACCGCACCCACTTTACCCGCAATGGGCATAACTCTTCACCTCCTAGTTGTAGGTCAGCGGGCCGGTTCCCTGAAATTCAAAGGAAATGCTCACCGTATCATCAACCGGATCTTCAACCGAAAGCCCTGAGATATAGGCGCTGCCTGCATAGTAGTTAACCGCATTGACATACAGATTCAGTGAAACCTCCGTACTATTTAGATAAGCATCCTGCAGAGCCTTCTGCCCGGTCGTATCGGTATGCACGGAATAAAAACCCTCTGCCGAAGCTGACCATTCCTTTAGGCCAGCGATAAATTTCTTCCAGTCATCCCCCAGGGCTGTCACGTCCAAGGTATCGGCACCCAGTTCCAGAGACCAGCTGCTTACATCAACGACCGTGCTTGCCCCGATTGCCAGTTTCCCGCTTTTACCAGCGATCGCCATGGTTTACCCCTCCTCAAATTGAAATTCAAATTCTATGGATACAGAGTACACATTGGTACCGGCTTCATAGTTTGTTATTTCCTCTATCAGCAACACACTGCCGATGGATAGGCCAGACATCTGGCCGGTGTAATTCTGTAGCTCTTGGCGGATACTCTCTGCCAGTTGCACGGACTCCTTGTAACTTTTTCCGTAACACGAAAACTGCAGCCTTTGTTTGACAAACCCGCTATCCGAAACGAGGCTGTGAAGCCTCTCCACTGAAACGGGATGGTAGACCACGGCAGGGAGGGCAGTATTTTGCGGCAGCAGGAAGGGATAGAGCTGATTGTTTAGCTTGGGTTGTAAATAAGCGCTTACTGCTTCTTCCAGCCGCATCATTTGATCCTCCCGATTGCTTTTAGGATTTCAGCGTTGATTTTCGTGGCTACGGTTCTTGTGTTTTCATCCACCGCCGGTCGCAGGAAGGGCTGCGCTTTCATCTTGGAGGTGCCAAGCTCCACGGGTACAAAATAGTCCACACCACTTTTCTTTGTTACATAGTACTGGCTTTTAATGTGGGCATTTTTGAGCTTGCTCTTTTTAATCAAGAGACTGTCTCTGAGTGTCCCTGTGTCAACGGGCACTTTCTTTTCTGCCTCTGCCAGGACAATCTCTGCACCGCTTCTGGCGGCCTGATCTAAAACGTCCGCTGCTGCGTCACCCAACTCCTGCATGAGTTTCCTTGCTTTACCCATCCCCTCAATGTGGGTCTTTATTTTCCTAACCTTCGCTCGCCTAGCCATCGACCACACGCTCCTTACACATTAAAATGAGCGCAATATTTTTCTCTTCTGGATTGATAACAGAGACAATATCAAATAGGCAGTTTTGAAAGGCCGCACGCATGTTAGGTAGAATGTCGGGCCTATGGCGCATCGTTATTTTGGTTGTTACCTCTGCGTTAATCTGATGGGCGGCAAAATACTCTTTTCCTGAAATCGGGCTAACACTTGCCCACACAGTTGCTATATCAACCCAAGTAAGAACCTCTGCACCAAAGCTGTCTCTTGAAGCTATGCATTCCTGAAGGGTGACCCTGTGCCTTAACTTACCAATCTTCATCACCATTGCACCTGCCTGTAGGAAAAAAGAAGTGCTTTTAGAACCTCTGTCAGCGTAGCAGTATCTAGTTCATTGCGTTCTTCGTAGAGCTTGGAAACCGCAAAGTAAATAGCATGTTTGACCGGCTCCGGTACGACTGCAAACTCCGCTAAAGGAAAGCGGAGGATACCTTCTACCATATCCTCCGCTGCCACAATGAAGCTTTCGATGAGCGCATCCTCGTTATTGGCTTCGATGCGTAACCACGCTTTTGTGTTTTCAAGGGTAACAAACACTGCGCTCACATCCTCCCGTTATACAGAGCGCATTAGCCCTGCCGCTTTTAATTTCGCCAGCAGGGCATTGAAATCGGCAACGATTTCCGTCACTGTAGAAGCGATACTGTCCCCTTGAACCGCTGCAGGTTTTAGTTCGGCTCCTTCAAAGGTCAACTTGCCCCCTGTGGGTATGTCAAGCTCGCCGCCGATCACCGTTTTCTCGCCGCCCTGCTCTGTATAGTTTTTAACGTTACTCATGTCATTTCACCTACGCTTTCTGCTGAAGAACCTTGATGGCTTCTGCAAGGATCAACTTGCCGTCCACGCGCTGGGTGCCTTTAAAGCCAACCTGGCCTGTTGCGGCAAAGAGTTCATTAAGCCTTTGGAAAGAGCGGCCTTGCCGGTCAGCCACCCAATAGTAGCTAAAATCTCCAAAGGCGATGGTCTTGGCTGCGGCTGCAATGGTGGGAACAAAAGCCGATGTTTTCACCGGCCGGTTGAGGATCGTATCCGGCTGGCCTGCGGCAATGGATGGTTGCCAGAGGTACTGACCGTTTCCATCTTTTAATTTCCGGATGGCTTTTACCGTCGCGTCGTTCATAACAAATACGGCCTTCTTCCGGTAGGGCGATTTAAGGCTATAGAAGAGATCCATCACCTCATCCACGGTAATGGCGGTAGCGGAGGCCGATGTTATACCAAGGGAAGCACCGCCTGTGGCATTAAAGATGCCGGTCGGCTTGCCGACTCCATCGCCAATAAAGAAGGCTTCCTCTTCCTTGGCCCCGATACGTCTGGCAAACTCCTTGGCAATGTAGGTCTCGAGGTTAAAAACACTATCGTTTAAAAGTTCTTCAGAGACCTTAATCATCGTGGCGAGCTTATAGGCCCCGATGGACACTTGCGTAAAAGCATCATCGGATTCAGGAATTGGACCTTCTTCATCCACCCAGGATGCAGTTCCTTTCGATGCCACCACCGGGATTTTCCGGTCGCCGCTGGAGGTGGTAATCACCTTGGCCAGGGTTCTAAAGATATTTTCTTCTTCAAGAGCCTCGATCAGGGTTCTTTCAAACTCATCCGGGACCAGGTAGCCCCCTTCTGAATCAGTGCCAATCTGCAGCGCGTTTTGTACATCATAGCTATTTTTGTTACGCATGGCTTTCCAGAAGGCATGCCGATATTCATTGGAAGCTCTACCTGTTTTAGAATCAGCAAAGTCGCCATTAGGTGTAGTTTTAATGGCGGTACTGACAGGTTTAGAAAGCTCCAAATCGAGGGCAGCCTGACGCTCCAGCCGGTCGATTTCCTTACCCAGCGCTACCACATCGGACTCCATCTTCTCATAAGTTTCGGTGTCCTCGGCGGATAAAAGTCCGTCGCCTCCCCGCTTGGTGTCAAGGAATGCCTTAGCGGCTTCCCATGCTTTCGTGCGCTTTTCACGCAACTCTAAGATTTTACTCATTGTGGTTTTCCTCCTTAAATTTAGTGGGAAATTAAAGAGAGCCGCTTATCCAGCGACTCAATCGGGGTACCCGTTTTCGGTTTTGGTTTGGGGATTTTCCCAAGCAGGGAATTGGTAACAGCCACCCTGCTGAAAATTAGGCCTTGCCCTGTGTCTTGCGGCTCCGCGCTGTCCGTGAACAGGATTTTATCCGCAAAGCCGAGTTCCACAGCCTTTTTTGCATTCATCCAGGTCTCCGCGTCCATCAGGTGCGATAACTTCACGCGCGACAAACCGGTTTTCAGTTCGTAAGCGTTAATGATACTTTCCTTAACCTCATCCAGCAGCGCTTTGGCCCGAAGCATTTCTTCGCTGTCACCGATGGCAATGGTGCTGGGGTTGTGGATCATCAGCATACTCACGGGCGACATATACACATCGCCGCCAGCCATGGCGATGACTGAAGCGGCGCTGGCCGCCAGGCCATCAATCTTGACGGTGACCTGTCCTGGGTAGTCCATAAGCATGTTGTAAATCTGCGCCGCCGCGAACACATCACCGCCGGGAGAGTTAATCCATATCGTGATATTACCGGAAGCTGACTGCAGTTCATCTTTAAACAGCTTGGGCGTAACTTCGTCGCCCCACCACGTTTCTTCCGCGATGGGACCGTTCAGATAAAGGGTGCGGCTTTCATCCGAATCCCGTACCCAGTTCCAGAATTTCCTCATGTACTGACCTCCTTCGGTTGGTTGTTAGCAAACAGACCTGCGTCAGCAAGCTTTGTCATATTGCCGTTAATCAGATACATATCTCCGCCATCCTCGGCGGGAATGCGGTTCATGTCCTCCAGTTCGCGGATATCGTTGGCCGACATCCAGCCGTTCTGGCGTGCCGTCGCATAACCGGACATCCGGCTTTGGTAGTCGCCCCGAAGCAGCCCGTCCACATTGAACTTCACAAAATATCGGTGCTTTTCAGAAGGCAGGAGGAGGGACTGCTGCAAAGCCTGCTCCCAGCGGACCACCCACGGGTCGAGGGTGTACTTGACGAATTCCAGCGACTGCTGCTCGATGTTTGAAAAGCTCGACTTCTCAAGGTCACCAACCATATGGGGCGGAACTCTGAAAATACGGGCGATTTCATTGATCTGGAACTTCCGTGTTTCCAGAAACTGCGCCTGTTCCGGCGGGATACCAATAGCCTGGAATTTCATACCCTCTTCCAGCACTGCAATGCGGTGGGCGTTGCCGCTGCCCTGGTACACAGTGTTCCAGCTATCCCGCACCCGTTTCGGGTCCTTGACCACACCCGGATGCTCAAGTACTCCTCCCGGATTGGCTCCGTTGGCAAAAAAGGACGCGCCGTATTCCTCTGTTGCCATTGCCATACCAACGGCATTCTTGGCCATAGCGATGGGCGAGTAGCCGACCAGTCCGTCGAAGCCAAGGCCGGGGATATGCAGCACCTCGTCCCTGCGGAGTTTCACTGATCCACTGTCCGGATTTATCCGGCTTTCTTCGGAATCTCGGTAGTAGGTATAAGTCAGTTCGCCACTTGCTGTTCTCGCAATATCCATCTTACTTGGCAGAAGTGGGTAGAGGGCCAGCACTTGGCCGCGACCGTCACGGATAACTTGCGCATAGGCGTTGCCCCAAAGCAAAAGATGACTCATCAGTGTTTCTCGGAACACAAATGAAGTCATCTCCGGGTTGGGTTCGTTATGGAGTAGGTAGTAGAGAGGGTGGCTTACTAGCTTTTCCTTGCCGCCATCTGTTTTGTGTTGGTATACATGAAGGGGAAGCCCCGCAACTGCTTCAGCAAGTATCCTCACACAGGCGTATACCGCCGTTGTTTGCATGGCCGTCCGCTCGTTGACTGTCTTACCGCTGGTTGTGCCGCCAAACAGGAAACTGAATGTGCTGCCCACCCGATTTTGCGGCTTATCACGGGAACGGAACAGCCGGGAAAATATGCTCATATAAATAGCAGCCCCCTTTCGTCATAGACGCTGCCGTTGTCGATGCCACCACCGAGGGTAGCCCTTGCAAGCCCCATAATCACTGCGACCACGCCGTCTATTTTCTCCGTTGATTTCTTCTTATTGGGCTTGATGTTGCCCGCCGCGTCTTGGTCAACGATGACGTTTCCCATATTCCAGTCAAGGACAGGATGCCGACCGTGCCGGATTTTTCCCTCCATCACAAACTGATAGAAGTCCTTGGAGGTCGGGGACATGGATATGAAACCCTGGCCAAACGGGAATACCGTGAACCCATGCTCTGCGCCCAGTTCCTCAAGGTCGCGGCGAATCTTTTCCGCACCATAGCGGTCGTAGGCGATTTCTCGAATCCTGAACCGTGCCGACAGCTTGGCGATGAACGCCACGATATAATCGTAGTCCACTACGTTTCCCTCGGTGGTGCTGAACACGCCCGCTTTCTTCCAGACGGCGTAAGGGACGTGGTCGCGCCGTGTCCGCAAGTCGATAACATCCTCCGGCAGCCAGTAAAACGGCATCACCGTGTACTTGGTATCGCCACCACTCGGCGGGAATACCAGTACCAAAGCCGTAAGATCGCCCGTACTGGAAAGATCGAGACCGCAGTAGCAATTTCGACCCTCGTATTCGTCAAAGTCTATGTCCTCGCCGCAGGCATCCCACTTATCCATCGGCATCCAGCGGATATCAGCGTTGCACCATTCGTTGAGCCTGAACTGTCGGAAGTGCATCTCCTCGGCGGGATTCTGCTTCGCCTGTTCGTAGGCGGCCTGCACCGTTTCAAAGGGGATCGTCACGCCGATGGAGGGATTAACCCGTCGCCAGACGGATTCGTCGTTCCAATCGTCGTCCTCATCGATGCCAAACACGGCGGGATAGAAGGACGGGTCTATTTTCGAGCCGTCCAGAACCGCTTTGGCTTTTTGGTGGATTTCGTAGCAGATGCTCGTCTTGTCCCTACCCGCCGTTGTGATGAGGAAGTAGAGGGGCTGTCGCCTGGCGTCACCCGTGTACTTCGTCATAGTGTCGAAAAGTTCTCTGGTTTGCTGGGCGAAGAGTTCATCGAATATAAGCCCGGACACATTGAAGCCTTGCTTGGACTTCGTTTCCGAGGACAATACCCTGTAGAAGCTGTTGGTGTGCGGGAATATAATCCGCTTGGTGGAGGGCACGAGTTTTGACAGTCTTGCCAAGTCGCCGCATTGCTCGACCATCGCCTTGGCGGTATTAAACACGATGCTCGCCTGATTGATGTCGGCGGCGCAGGAATAGACCTCCGCGCCCGCTTCACCGTCGGCGAACAGGAGGTAGAGGGCGATTGCCGCAGCCAGTTCGGACTTGCCGTTTTTCTTACCGACCTCGACATACGCCGTGCGGAACTGCCGATAACCGTCCTCTCCGACGATGCCAAAAATATCCCTTATAATTTGCTCTTGCCACGGCATCAGTCGGAACGGCTTCCCGTACCACTCGCCCGTGGTGTGCTTGAGCATAGATATAAAATTAACCGCAAAGTCCGCCCGCCGCTCGTCGTAGCGGCTGGTTGGGAGCATCAGCGGTGTGGGTTTGTATGTAAATTCGGGCATCGACATTCTCCTTCCGCGCAAAATAAAAAGACCTCAAAAGAAGCCTTCAAAATCTATCTGTACGAGAGACAGCCCCTTGCGGGGTAGCTGTCCTCGGTTGTTTCCGTGGTTAGTTGTACGTTTGCATGATAATAGCGTAGACCGCCTTCACCTCGTCGGTGGGTTCGATGTCCCAACCCCTGTCGTAGTTGCAGAGGTCACGGGTTTCGCCAAACTTGCGGATGGTCAGTTTGCTGACCTTGCCGCCGTCGATACCAAACTGGGAGCCGTCCTCAAAATGCTTGACCCAGTATTTGTACTTGTTGCCCGTCGTCAGGCAGGCGATTATCCCTTCACTCCACATAGTCCAGTTCCCCCGTCAAAATTAGAGTTGAATACCGCTTGGTGTTCATGAAAATGAAATCCGCCAATTCGGTGAAGCCCCTCTCAATTGCAATCTCGAATACCGCCTTCGTGTCAAACATGTTCGTGCGTCCCGTAGCCGCCACTTTTCGGCATTGCTCTTTTATGACTTCGGCTTTGGAAAGCAACCGTATTTCGTCTTCACCAAAAACTACGCCGAGGTGGGAGCCGCTGTCCCAGATTATGAAAACCGTGCCAGTGTCGTCCACGAAGTCTACCGTGCCGAGGTCGCCAGGCTTTAGCTTGGTGTAGGGGTCGTTCATTGATACCAATTGAACCCGCACACCTTTTTTGTATATTGCCCTCCGTGCTTCAAGGGCGGTGTTTGAAATAAAATTACTCACTGCCCGCCACCTCCGTTTCGGCTTTTTTTCCGTTTTTCCAGCTTGAGTCACCCTCAAGCTTTGAAAGCAGTATCTTCCGAGCAGCTTTGTATTCGTCACCGATGAAGCCGAGGGAGAGAAGGAAGCACCGCATGGCGTATTTGGGATTTTCAATGCCATTTTTTCCCTTCGCCGTGACGCGCTTTTTTTCAACCGCTGTCTTGCAGAGCAGGCTGACCAGCGTGGCGTAGGCTTCCGTGTGTTCCGCGTCAATCGTCCCTCTAAACCAAGGGAACTGGAGCGTGTCTGCGGTCTGCTTAATCGGCAGGTCGTCCGTGCCGAGCGCCGTCTTGAGCAGAGGGGCTTTGGCGTTTATCAGTTTGGCGAGGTTGTCGAGTTTATCGGGTGTGAAGCCGTCAAGGGGCATCTCAATGGTCAGGCGGTCGGTTCGGGGTGTAATCTCCACCGAGCGGATGGTGTTGTACTCCTCGTCCAGTTGGAAGAGTTCAAGCAAGACCACCTCGCCCTCACAAAACTCGTAAGCCTGCCGCAGGGCGTCCTCGTCGTTTTCCGCACCAAATACCTCCATACGGTCCGGGCAGTCGGGGTCGCTTAGTTCCGCTTGGTAGGTGTAGCTTTCGGGGCAGTCGCTTGCTTGCCTTCCGTCCTCGCCGACGAGTTCGCGGCGTTCCTGCCCAAGCCCCAGTTCCTCACGCTCGGTGAGTTGTAAACCCTCGAAAGCGGGGACTTCGGTTTCGGTGGTCTGCTCGTCGTATTCCTCACTTACCGCCTTGAAGCTGTGCAGCCCGCAAAGGTCTGCGACCAGATCGCGGTTGTCCGCGCCCGAGACCGTGCCGGTCTTGTCGATGTGGTAACTGGCGACCTCGTAGGCGAATGTCGGGGCTCCAAGGTACTTGGGCGGAGCATCCAGTTCTTGGCTGATGGCCGCCACCAGTGATTTGCGCTCCGCACCTGTTAGGTTGTAGTTGATTTTCATGTTCGTTTCCTCCGTTTTCCTTGATTTTGCAGGGTTTTTTTTCCCCGTGCACTACATATATCACTCTAAAAGCCAGTAATAGCAAGCGATTATGTGATAATAAATGCACTGAACATCAAGGAAAAACAGCCCATTATCCTTGTGTGTATAACACAATACCCTTATCCACGATCAACTACCTTCTTCACTAATTCGGCGTAGGCGATGGTCTTGCCGTCACGCTCGCAGATGATGTCCTCGCCGTCGTTTCCTTTGAACTCGGCATAGCGGCGCAGGATGACCGAGGCATATTTTTCATCCAGTTCGAGCATGTTGCAGATGCGGTCTGCTTGTTCGCAGGCGATGAGTGTTGAACCGCTGCCGCCGAAGGTGTCGAGCACGATACCGTTCGCCTGACTGCTGTTCCTGATGGGATAAGCGAGCAGATCGAGGGGTTTACTGGTCGGGTGGTCGCTGTTGCGTTTGGGTTTGGCGAAGTTCCATATCGTGGCTTCGGCTCTCCCGGCGTACCATTTATGTGACCCCGTTTTCAGCCAACCGTAGAGGATAGGCTCATGCTGCCACTGGTACGGGCTTCTGCCCAAGACGAAACTGTCCTTGACCCAGATGCACGTCCCCGAAAGGTGAAATCCCGCTTCACGGAAAGACCTGCGGAAGTTCTCACCCTCGGTGTCAGCGTGGAAAATATACGCCGAGCCGCCGCCTTCGAGGTTTTCGGCAAGGTTGCAGAAGGAAGAGAGTAGAAAGTTGTAGAACTGCTCTGCTTTCATACTGTCGTTCTTGATTTTCAACCCGCTCGCCGACTCGAAGCCGACATTGTAAGGGGGGTCCGTCAGTACAAGATTTGCCTTGCGTCCGTCCATCAGCCTTTTCACCGTATCGGCGTCGGTGGCGTCGCCGCAAATAAGCCGGTGCCGACCAAGCGTCCAAATGTCGCCAGGCAAAACAAAAGCCGCCTGTTCAAGGGCGGCTGTGAGGTCAAACCCATCGTCCTCCACGTCATTGCCATCTGCGGCAAAAAGCTTCTCTATTTCCTTTGCGTCGAACCCGGTCAGTTCAAGGTCAAAGCCGAGGTCTTTCAGGTCGGCAAACTCCAAGGCGAGCAGTTCCTCATCCCATCCGGCACTTAAGGCAAGACGATTATCGGCGAGGATATATGCCCGTTTCTGGGCTTCGGTCAAATGCTCCACGAACACGCAGGGGATTTCAGTCAAGCCTTCTTCCTTTGCCGCCATGATCCGTCCGTGTCCCGCTATGATGTTCAGGTCCTTGTCCACGATGACGGGGTTGACGAAACCGAATTCACGGAGGGAGGAGCGAAGCTGTAAAATCTGCTCCTTGCTATGGGTACGAGCGTTTCGCGCATACGGCACGAGCCGGTCTATATTCACTTTTTCAAATCGTTCTGTTAATTTCATATCCTAAAACCCCCTGTTCGTGAGCAATTCCAAAAACGCATTTTTTTCTTCACCCTGAGTGCCGCTGTGCCGGTTGATGATTTGCATAATCAGGTTAAAATCGCCCTGCATCGCCTTATAGTAAGCAGAACCAGCCGTGACGTAGGGCGACAGCTTCAGTTCCTTGGTCATGCGCCCGATTTTACGATTCATAGCTTCACAGGCGAGGAA